CGCCAGCTTCCGATCCGTCGTCAGCCCCATCACCACGAGCGACGCCAGCAGTGCCACAAACGCCTGCCGGAACAGCGGGTCCCACTGATCTGGGTACGTCACGAGCGCCGTATAGACCAGGTTGGCGAACCTCTGGTTGGTCAGGATGACGGTCTGCGACGTGAGGCCCTGGCCGAGTGTCTGCGCCGTGTCCGGTATCTGCGCCCAGGACGTCACCGCGCCAACCAAGGTCGGCACCGCGTCATTGCTCACCACGAACCGCGCCGGAACCTGGCGCGCGAACTGGGTGTTTTCCTGCAAGCCGGACATCAAAGGGGCATTCGGCAGCGCGATGTTGCCGGGGGGCGCCCCTGGTCCAGTCGGCTGATAGGAGACAGGTACGAACCGCGCCTTGCAGCAATCTGTCGGTAGTGCGTACTCGTAGAGCCAGGGCCGCATCCCGATCGTGCCGGCGCCCACCGTCGGGGGATTGATGCCTTGCGAGATTTGCCAGTTCGTGGTCTGGCCGGTGGCGTCGTTCAGCAGGACAAGCTGGGCGCGTTTCCGAAGGCAGTTCCAATTCGCCGCCCGTGAGATTTGACGCAACGCCGGTCCATAATGGCGCAGGATGACTTTCGATTCGGCCGAACCGTCTTGCAGATCGCCGATGCGGCGGTCCATCGGATGTCCGAATGAATCGAGTGCCTGATTCGCAATGTCGGAAACCTGGGTACTCATCCGCGCACCAGATCAGCCGCAGCGGCCGTCTCTGCCTCGATGCCGAGTTGCAGTTTGATCGCGTCGGCATTGCCGCCCAGCGCCTCTCCGAATCGCCGCGCCAGAGCCTCGACCAGAGCCTCGGTGAACATCGGCTCCCACTGCGTCATGTCCGTCACCTGACCCGTGAAGACCGCCAGGGCATTGCGGAGATTGGTCAGCACTACCTTGGCCGGGGCGGGTTGGATGGCGGTATCGTCAGCAATGACGAAGATGTTCGGGACCGGATCGTATTCCGGCATCAGGACTGGCGTCGGCCGGACGGAGCGCATTTCGAGGCACGCCGCGGGATAGGCGTATTCGTAAATCCACGGCGCTGGCGGATAGGCTGATGTCCACGGGTTGCCGTAGCCGTAACCCCCTGGGGGCGCTGTTTTCAGGAGCGCCAGCGCCGCAGATTGCCGGGCAAACGGCCAATCCTTCGACCGCAGCAATGCGTCGCGGGTCTGCCCATACACGGCAAGCGCGATGCGCGCCGCCGTGCTGCCTTCGTACAGGTAGCCAATCTCAGTCTCATAGCCGATGCGATGCAGCGCGGCGTTGCATATCTGAGCCACGGAAAAATACATGGATCAGGAGTCCTTGCCGCCGCCGGTGGACATGAGTTGCCCCGACTCTCCCAGCTTCTGCTTTGACAGATCGGGGCGCCCCGCAATCGCCATCGCCAGTTCGGACGCCAGCAGCCGCACGACCGCTTCAGCGAAGATCGAATCCCACTGCGCCTCGGTCATGTTTGAGGTCGTATAAACTAGCGTCTCGCCTGGGACGTTGCACAGGATAACCTTGGTGGGAGCCGTCAGGATCGCATGCTCGGCAACGGTCCATTCGACCGGCACTGGGTCGTTCGCACTCCAGATCTGCGGTGTTACCTGCCGCACTTTCACGCAATCAGACGGATAAAGGTACTCGTATTGCCACGGCGGCAGAGGCGCGTTGCCGGAAGGCGCCAATGCTGCCGATGTTCGGGAAAACTCCCAGTCCTGCTCGCGCAGGATCATCAGCACCACGCCTTGGTACAGAATATTGGCATAGGTACTGACATTGCCGCCGCCAGTCAGGTTCGGGATCAAGCCCTGAACCGTGGCCTGCGCTCCGATCTGTGCTGCGGCCCGGTTGACGACAGAGGCGCTCGTCAGGACGGTGCCGCTCATCCGCCGCCACCACCACCACCGCCGCCGGAGCCTCCGCCAGCCCCGACGCAAGTCTGGTTGCCACCTTGGGTGAACGTGGAGAACCAATTCGCCCCGTCGCTGACAATTTGCAGCATCCCCCCACAGGCCGAAGCAAAAGTGGTCGTCGAGCCGATTGTGCCGCCCGAATAGTGAAAGGCGCCGGATGGCGTTGCGAGCGTGACGGTCGCGGTCGAAACGGCGTAGTCATTGATAAACGTCATCACGCAGGCTGCATTTGCCCCTGGCGAGGGCAGCGTGATGGTGTAGCTGCTGCTACCGGTCGTCTCGATAAGCTGTCCGCAATAGCCGCTCGTCAGCGTGACAGTGCCCCCAAACGAAGAAACGCCCTTGTAGCTACCAATCGTCGCATTCGTGGCCGGCGTGTAGCCAAGAGCCGTCGTGATCTGCGTCGATGTTGGCGCCGAGGTCGCGTAGGCCGGATCGGCGCCGGAGCCCTGTGACGTCAGCACGTAGCCGGACGTCCCAGGCGCAATCAGCGTCCACCCCGACGCCCCACGTTCCAGGATCGACCCGCGCGTGTTGCCAAACGCAGCGTCGATTTCTGATGTCAGGGTGACGTAGGCTGGATCGGCGCCGGAGCCTTTGCCGACGAAGACATAGTTCGCAGTGCCGGGAGCGAGCGCGCTCCAGCCGCCGGACCCTCGTTCCATGAGGGAGCCTCGGCCGCTTCCGATGGCATAGTCGATCGTGCCCGTCAGGGTATTGGCAGTCGGCGCTGCGGAACCACCGGAGATGTTCGACAGGAGGTCCGCATCGGCGATCGCGGCCAGGCCGATCGTGCCGGTGGTGGTGATCGTGCCGCCGGTCAGGCCGTTGTTGGTCGCTACGCTGGTGACAGTGCCGCTGCTCGGCGAGCCGGAGCATGAACCCCAGATCAGAGTGGGACCAGTCGTGCTATAGGTCAGGCACGCACCATTGGCGCCCGGGCCGAGGACGCCCCACGCAGAGGATGTCCGGTAAGGGAGGTCGCCTGGCGTGTTGCCGAGGCTGGCATCCAGGATCGGCGACAGCGTTGTGGGACCCGGTGGCGCGGCAACACCAGTGATGTTGGCGAGGATTTGCGGGCTGGAGATCGAGGCCAACCCGATCGTCGGCGCGGGGGCCGAGCCACCGACGGCCAGACCATTGATGCCCGAGATTCCATTGAGCAATTCGCCGGTCGTGATCGGCACCGTGATGGTGTTGCCACCCACCAGGAACTGTAGCCCGGTCAGAGACGCGCCGTTATTCGCCGCGGCGGTGATCGTCGCGATCGTCCCGCTGACACCGAAGCATTCTTCGTGATTCGGCGACGCGACTGGCGCATCGTACACGCAGAACGGCGTGCCGGAACCGATGATGCCGAGGGATGTGACGACCGGCGCAGCAGCAGTGCCGGCGTCGCCGAGCTGGGTGATCCCGGTCAATGGGTTGCTGATCCAGGCCGCCGCATGACCGGGCGTGACGCTGCCGTATTGCTGGAGTGCAGCGGTGCCGGCGTCGGCAATGATGCCATTATAGACCCATTTTACCGCGTCGCCGGGCGTCACTGCCCCGGATTGCTGCACGGCACCTTGCGCGAAGGCGTGCGCCGGAAACAAAAAAAGCGCTGCCCATAAGGCAGCGCTCATACGAAACTTCATCGGCAATATCCTTCCGTCAGACGGCCGCTTTCTCTGGCGGTTTGGCAGGAACGAACTCACCTCCGAGTCGGTGCCCGTGTGACCAGTCCCGACGCGTCTCCTTCGGCTGCGAAGACTGCCCGACGCGGGACGTCGGGCGGATCAGCGGCTTCCTGCCGGGCCTAACGGGAGGGTGCGGCGGGGGCGGGGAGGGTGCCGACATTTGTCTCTACAGGCGTCGGGGGGTCTGGCGTGACTGGCAATGAAGCCTCATTCACCCCCGGGCCATCATGATGCGGCGACTCGGCGCTGTTCAACCGATCCGCCTCAGCCTTGGCATCCGGTTCGTTGCCCGTGAAGCCGGTCGGGGTGCCGTTCTTGCCTCGCACATGCCAGAGATCGGCAAGCGACCAGTGATGCGTGTAGGGTCCGGGGTTCGCCGGCCCAGGCGGCGCTGCCCCAGCTACCGTGGCGTTCTCGGCCGGGGCGGCCGTGATGCTGCCAGCCGGCCGATTGAACGGAACGCTGGAGGCTGTCACACCAACAGGTGCCGGAATGCCAGGGTTGGCCGGGTTGCCCACAAACGGGCCGCCCGGGCCGCCCTGAGCAGGGAATAGTCCAGTCGGGGCATTGGGGTTGGCACCATAGGCTGCATTGAATGGGGCCGTGCCAGGGACAGCCGTACCCGGACCTGCATTGTACTGGACACCCTCCGGACCGAAGGAGCCAGCCCAGCGCGGATCGGCGGCATTCGCTTGCCGCTGGTCCATCAGCCGCGCCACCTGTGCGTCCGCGTCGGCACGCGAGGTCGGCGCCCCGATCGGGCGTCCCTTCATACCGATCACCTGCCAGATCGCCTCGCCATCCGGATCAACATCATCCGGGAGGGCTGGCACGTTCATGCGGTAGACGCGGTAGGGGCCGGGATTATCGACGCCGGCCGGGATCGCCATGAGAGCCTGCGAACCAGCCTGCGCGGCGATGATCGAGCGCGTGGTCGGCCCCTGCGCGGCAGCCTGTCCGGTCTGGACCGCAACCCAGTTGCTGATCGGAAGGATCAGCGCCTTGAGTTCCTCGAATTGAGCGTCGTCCACGAGCCTCTCCTTCATTGCGGGTGGGTAAGCACGTACATGGGGACGGTCAGGAGTCCGTGGCCGTCACCGTTTCGCGCGCCGCCTCCAGCGCGGCAATGCGCTCGGTCAGAGCAGCGAGTTGCGCGGTCACGTCCGACGGCGCGCCGGGGATATCGATCACCTCATGTCGTGTCAGGTCAACGAGTTCCGGCGGCAGGAGCAGCATCGTTCCCGTGGTATGGTAGAGGGTGTCGCGCGTGACGCGGACGAGGCGGACGCCATCAGTCATCGTCGCCACCTTCTTCTGTGCTTTCGGTATCCTCGTTCTCGGTTTTCACCTCGATTATGGTCAACTCTACGCGGCACTTATCCTCGCCGTTGACCTGATTCTTCGTGACCGAGGTGACTTTGGCCATGCACCGCATGTCGAGAAGGTCGCCAATGTCGCAGTTGTCGCTCAACCCGAGCTTCTGGAGAAGACCTTCGTCCATGCAGATTTTCATGCCGTATGGGTAATCCGGAGCATCCCCAAGCGAGATACCCATCGGCATGGCGGCGTCGATGCGCTCGTCAATGGTCAGTTCGGTCGATACCCACTTTGACCAGCCCATGCGCAGCGCTCCCTACGCGACCGTCAGGCCGCCATCCCCTGCGCCGGCATCGGCTGCGCACCAGCCTGCCCGCCTGCCGGTCCAGGTGCCACTGGAGCGCCTTCCGGCGCCTCTGCCGCAGGCGCGCCCTGACCGCTCATTTCCGCCGCCATCTCAGCCTCATGCTTGGCGTGAAGGTCCGCCTCTTCTGCGGAGTGACGGTGGCCCATTTCGCGATGGGCTTCGTGGTGGCGCGTCCGGACATCGCGCTTCTCGCGTTCATGCCGGCGATGCGTCATTGCAACTTCGTGGGCCTCGGCCATCAGATCGGTCCTTTGTGCTCAGGCGGCGTGAAGTGCCCGCATCTCATCTTCGTGGCGCTCATGAATCTCGCGATGCTCGCCGCGATGCTCGCCGTGCAACTTCATGCGCTCCGCTTCGTGCCGGAGGTGCATGGCAACCCGTTCGGCTTTGTGGCCGCCCAGGAGGGCCGACGCGCCATCACGGGGCTTGGCCTCGCCGGCCTTGCGGCGACGCTCGCCGCCCTCCTCGCGGTCGCCGGACCGGCTCTCACGCCTTTCGCCGCCGCGCTCACCACGCTCGCTGCCCTCGCGGTCTTCCTCGCTCTCGCCGCGCTCGGCACGCTCGCTGCCGCGTTTGTCCTCGCGGACATCCTCTTTCTCGCGGTCGCCGCGCATCTCCTTGCTGCGGTCGGAGTCATACATCGACCGCGCACGATCGCGCCGCTCGTCCTTGCGTTCCGGTTCCTTCGCCATGCTATGCGGCCCTCATTTTTCGGCTACGGGGATGGTCATACAAGGTTTCCCGCTTCGACTTCTCTTTCTCGCCGATGCCAGGGAACTTGCGATGGACGGCAGCGCGCACTTCGGCCTTCTGCTCGGCCGATCCATGCTGCGACACCCGTGCCAGCGCGTTCCTGGCATGTGAAGCGTCTGGGATGGGGTAAGAACCCGAGCCAGCGCCTTTCGGCCCTTCGCCTTTGCCGGGTAGCGCAAAGTCCGACTTCGGCATCTCCTGCCGCTCATGGGCGGTCAGCTTGCCTTCGTCCTTGCTCTTCCAACCTCGCTTCTTCTTCGGCACTTCAGCCATCGGCAGGCTCCTTGAAGCGAGGTCGGCCATCGTCAGGTGGGGCATCAGGACTTGCGCGACCGCGGATGGTCATACAGAGCCTTCCTGCGGGCCATCATCTTATTACCGTGTTTATTGGCCGTGGCGATGGCGATACCCTCTGGGGTGCCAGAATTGACCATTGCTGTCGCCATTTCAGCCGCCTTATCCGCAGCCGCACCCTTCAGCTTCTTGTTGTGAGATTCCGCGAACCCCTTACCGGTCGGCCACGGCATCAGTCGAAAAGCTCTTCCACCGTCACCGCACCACACCGCCCCTCATAGACCGCGCCAATCGCCCCAAGGAACGTCAAGGCGCCGATCCTCACCCCCAAGTCAGGATGCCACGCCGCCGCGTTGTATAGCTGTGTCCGTTCCACGCAGACCACGCACCGGCACGGCCCTTCGAGACGGCACGCTGGCCGGCGCTTGGCGCGGCGCGCCATCAGAACCGCGCGTTGAAGATGACCGACCCGGTGGTGGTCGAGCCTTCCAGGAAGCCGGTCAGCGCGGTGAACGATGAGCCGGTGGCCGTAAGCTGCGAGCCGAAGGTCGTGGCGCCGCTCGAAGTGATCGCCAAGCCGGTCACCGCCTCGGCAGCCTGCGAAGTCCCCAGCGTCGCCTTGATGCCACCCGCCGTGTAGGATAGCGTCGGAACCTTGAACATCGGCACCGGGAACGTCATGAAGCAGTAGGCGTTGGTGGATGACGTTTCCTGGCAGACGCCGTAGATGTTCCCCGTCGATTCGTTCTGCCGGTAGTAGAAGGCGTACTGGAGGCTGTTCTCCAACGTCGCCGGCCGACGTGCAAACGCCTTCGCACGCTGGTCATTCACGGGAAGCGCGGCGCCCGCCGTGCCGGCTACGGTCGCCAGCGCATTGTTCGGAACTGACTGCGCACCCGTGAACTCGAAATAGTCGTTGGACGGCGATGCGCCGACCGGGGTCCAGCAGAACGCCACGCCCAGTTCGGTTGTCGTTGCTGCAACTGGGAACGCGGCGGTGTAGCGTGCCCAACTGGCGGTGATCGGCACGTTGACCGAGTTTACCACCGCTCCGGCCCAGGCTGTCCCGGATAGGGCAGAGTTGATTGTCTTGGCGAGATTCGCCATCGTATCGTTGGTGCCGGTGCCTTGGACCTGAATGATCGTCAGGTTCGAGGATGCGGCCGAAAAACCGGCCCCGGCCAGCGCGTGGAGATCAACCTCCTGCGTGCTCCCCTGGTAGCGCAGCACATTGGTGTTCGGGATGATCTGCGCGACGCAGGATTGCAGGATGCCGGCGCCGGACCGCGTGATGCGGAGCGATGCCCCGTAGCCGGATGGAATATCGGCGGCTCCCGTCTCCTGCGCGCCCGCAATGGTCGTGCTGGTGCCGGAGAATGCTGCCCATTGGTCCGCGACATAGGTTGCCGACGTGGTGATCGTACTGACCGTGGTGCCGTCCTGGAACAGGTTCTGTCCCATGTCGCCGCCGATCAGGTCGTTCGACGGGTTGTTGCCACTCAGCGTAGCGCCGTAGTTCCCCAGCAGCGAAGCAGAGGCATAGTAGCTGCCGGCGGCGGGATAACCGTTGACGATGTCCTGGAAGATATCGCTCGGTCCGATGGACTGGACCTGCGGGATATACGGCGTCTGGGCCAGCGCGAGGCCGACACCGAGCAAGCCGAGCGCAGCAACTGCACCCAGAAGCGTCTTCTTCATGTTCAGAGGTTCTCCGGTGTCGGTGGGAGGATCAGTACAGCGGGCGACAGCGCACGCGGATGTCCGCCGTTGCGGCGGCGCCCTGGGCGGTCGTGAGGCTGAAGTACAGCATCTTGATGGCGCTGGTCTGGGTTGGCCCTTGGAAGTCCGTGGTATTGCCGGCGGTGGACAGCGTGGTCGTCATGAAGTTGCCGGTCGAGTTCGCCGCATTGGTCGTCAGGGTCGAATACGCCTGCGTGCTCGCAACAACCGCCACGCCGCCCTTCGATGCAGCGGTATAAAAGCCGCCCTGCGCCGTGGTGAGCGAGATCGAGGGATTGCTGATTGAGATCGAGTCAATCGCCCATGTACCGGATGGCACCGAGATCGGAATGGCTTGATCAGTGGTGGCATTCATGTTGGCGCCGTAGAGCCAGCCGCATTGGATGCTGGCCGGCGCGAAGGCGTTCCACGGCGTCTGCGGAAACTGGCCATTGGTCTGGGCCATCGCCGATCCGGCGAGCGACAGCGCGGCGACAGCGGCGAGTGCGGTGATTGCTTTAAACTTGAGCATTTTATACTGGTCCCATTCCACTAAAGCCTTGGATTCCTTTTGTGATGCAACCATGACACAATTAACTAGGAATCCCACTGGTAGTCGCCAATACGCCTGTCGTCGAAAGGCGATAATTGACTGTCGTGGAGTAGGCCGTGCAGTGAACCCGATACGCCATGCCACGCTCTACTTCATTGCCGGTGATCGATACGTCCGATCCGGTCCCCGCGCTGGTGTAGACCGCCTGGGCGCCCGAACCGCCGACACCGCAGACAAGCCATGTTGTGCCGCCATCGAAAGACCGCTCAAGTTGAACCGTCGCGTTCCAGTTGCCGTTCGGGCCGGATGGCCCCCAGAGGAAGAAGTTGAACCCGCCGTAGATGCAAAAGGCGGCGGAAACCCCGGTCGCGGCAAATGCCCCGGCGATGACCATGTTGGCCTGATCGCCCTGGGGAGGAACCCCGAGGGTTGCGGGGGTGGCGACGGGGATGCCCACGAGAGGCTATCCCACCATCTGCTTGGCTGGCTCCATCAGCGTGCCGAGAATGCGGGTCTCGATGGAGCGCTGCTGGCCGCCGCGGCTCTTCACCGTCGGCTGGTCGCGACCCACGCGCGGCGCCGCATCACGGCCACCCTCGACCGGCATGCCGCCGGATCGCACCACGAGACCGCCTGGCGTGACCCGCATGCCGTTGGTGGTGCGCTTGCTGTCGCCGATCCATTCGAGGAAGAGCGCGAAGATCGCCTTGGCTTCCTCGTTGACCGGGTCCATGAACTGGTTCGGGATGCCCCACCAGCCGATTTCGGTCGGTTTGGCCTCCTTGGTGGCGCGATCGATCCAGATCGGCGAGATCATCTGCTCGCCAAAATACACCTGCTTGCGCAGATAGTAGCTTGGTTGCACGCCGAGCTTGACGGTCTCTTCCATCAGCGCATCGAGCCTTCCCTTCGCTCGGGTGCGCTTTGCGATCTCTTCCGGCGGCACGCGGCGGCGGCCGATCTCCTGATCGGTGACGTTGGAAATCGCTAGTGCCAGCGCCTCCATCCAGGACTGATCGCCGTTACCTGGGCTCGGCGCCGCGCCGCCCTTCAGTTCGGCAAGTTGGCGCGCGATCTCGGCGCCGACCTGGCTGCCGACCTCGGATTTGACGCGATCGACTTCGGCAGCGACGCGCTGCGCGATGATGGCCTCGACCTCGTCGGCCGGGATCATGTCGGCCGGGCGCGGCTTCTCGGTGGCTGTGGCAGGCGGCATCGGTCAGCGTCCTTACTGGGCGGTATAGCCACGGGCCGCGTAGCGCTGCGCCAAGTCATCCCGTACCGACGTCACCAGGGCGAACGCGATCGAGCCGGCGGAGAAGTTCTCGCCGGTCGGCACCTGTGCCAGAAGACGGATGAAGCGCGGTGGCGGAGACGTTTCGGGGAAGGATGGCGGCCAGTCCCAACGGGCGATGCGGGTGCTGGCCGCGCACTGCGCCGCGGTGAGCGGGCCGGTCTCGACCAAAGTCTGCCACGTGCCGGGCAGCCAACCGCCGGTAAGGCCAGTATCGGGGGCAGCCTGCATGGCGAGGTTCAGCGTGCAGCCATTCGCCGTCACCAGCCCGGTGCCGATCACGATGTCGAACAGCACGCGGTCATCGCCGATACCGAAGTCGGTTCCGAACTGCTGGTTGTAGGTGGTGCCGATGATCTGGCCCGCGCTGGCTGGACTTTGGCCGACGCCGAGCCCGAGCAGATCGACAACGCTGGACGGGATATTGATACCGGCGGCTGCCACGAGGGACAGAGGGGCGGTGAAGGGAATCGGTTGGACGAGAGCATCGGTTCTCATGGTGTAACAACTCCTGACAGGTATTTCACCGATCGCTCAACCTGCTATACTGCCGGGAGCGGGCCGGCGTCGCGTGCAACCACTTCGCCAGCCCTGACCACGGATGTGCTGGAGAACACACGATGGCTAGGACAGAGCGTACACCGCTTCCAGCGGTTATCCAAGAGGCACGTCAGCGCGGCGAAAAATGGTGCCGTAGCTGCCGCTTCTTCCAACCGTTCGCCGACTTCGGCACTGACGTAAGTCGATCTGACCGGCTCCGCGATCACTGCAAAGAAGCCGACCGAGAGAAGGGTCGCCGTCGCTATGCCGCTGCGGCTGGTGACACCTACCGCCCCATGGGGGCCTGCGCGCTACGGCCTACGGCTTCCGATTGGGAGACCGGGAGGATTATCTCACCATTGAGACCAACCCCCACGAGGGGACGGCGTAAGCCTCCGCCCCAGACGACGCTTTCCCCACCCCAACCTGAAGCGATTGACGCAACTAAAGCAGCTGTCGACGAGTCGTACTTTAACGTGGCCATGATGTCCGGTCCCGTG